TTACTGATTCTGGCACAAAGCTGTAAACGTATCCGGCAACGCTAGATAAAGCAGTTGCTAAAGGGGTTCGGACTTGTTCAAGTATTGTTTGGTTAGGCATTATTGAGCCATGCTTTCAACATCAATAAAAGGACCTAATAAGCCAACGCAACGATTGAATAATGATCTGCCCATTCTAAATGGTGTTGCTGTAAAATCTACGCCTTCGATCTGACCTCCTCCTGCGAGGCGAGATTGAAATACTTCTAAAGATACTGCGAAGGTTGCTGAGCGAACTGGTTGGTTGCCAACATAAGTTGCAGCAGCTGTAAGGGTTGCAGTTCCTGATGGGATGATATTTGCGCTCGCCACATTTGCGTTTGTAATGGCGCATGAGAATGTATATTGTCCAAGATTATCTGCAAGGATTGTGCGTGTTCCATTGTAAGGTGCTCCACATCCTGCGATCACAACTGATTGACCTTCACTAAATTCATGAATGCCTAAAGTGGTGAATGTTGCTATATTTGATTCTAATTCAGCCTCTTGAATAGGGCTTTTAAAAGAAACCAACATTGGAAGGATCACGCCTTCTGCGGTATCAATAATTTCATTTAAATAACTGTCATTGTATAAGGCAGAAGACACACCAAGCACTGCTCGCAACTCACTTGCTGTAATAATGCTAGGCATGTCTTCTCCTTAACTCCCATTACAAAGATGCCAGAGATCGGGAGCAACCCCTGGCACTATTTGATTTAGGCTACTGTTAGCTTACGGAATGCAGTTGGGTAGCGATTAACTACTGCAACATAACCATATACGCCAATTTCGATACGGCCATTTGCAACAATGTTGGCACGTAGTTCGATTCTTGGTGATTCATGGAAGCGCATCGCGTTTGCTGGATAAACCAATGCAAACTTATCGCCTGTGTAGTTAGGATCTACTACAAGTGAAAGTCCTGCGACTGTTCCTTGAGTTGAACCTTGTGTTACTAATCCGCCAGCGTTTTGTGGAAGTGCTGCTGCAAATAGTGGGCGTTGTGCACCATCAACTGCTGATAACAAGCCAGTGAAGCTGACTGTTCCAGCTGCTGTTGGAGCAACAAGTAAGCGGTTTGGAGTTGAGCGAGTTACCTCGTATGAATCAGCAATACCATCAGCAATTGCTGCATAGATTGATGCTCCAGTTGAAGCTGCTGCTGCATCACGTGCAAGACCTAATGCATAAGCATCTGTCTTTTGTGCGTATGATGCTGCTAACTCACGAACTAACAAATCAGCAAATGATCCGCCATCAATCGCAGATCTGTCGAATAGCTCGACATTGACCACGTTTGCGCCCGCGAACTTAACGACTGAATCTTCTTGATAGGTGACAGTTGTATCTTGAGAGGCAAACTCTGCACCCTCAGCAGTCAATCCTACAATTCCTTGATTTCCAAGCACAGGCGTGAATATCTTCATTCCCGTTGACGGAAGTGGAGCGCGCTCGATTGAATCGATGAATGGACGTGATGCATCAATGATTCCAATAGCATCGCGTAGGTAGTTAGGTGGTACTGAACCTGTGTTCTCAGCTACTGTTGCAATTTGTAATGCAGCAACTAGGTCGCGTGCATCTGAATCGCCTTGAATAGCGCGAACCTGTGCGTTTAGATATTGTCCTGCAGTAACATTTGTATCAACACGTGGCTTTGTGTAAGCAACGTAGTTTGCTGTTACTACGGGAGTGGTTTGTGCCGCTTCTACCGCTTCGGATGCGATAGGGGCTTCTGAAATAATCTCAGACACTTTTTCCTCCTGTGGTTGTTCATCCGTAGCGGTTGCTTCGGAATTCTCTGATGTTTCGCTTGCAGCAACTTCTTGAACCCGTGCTGAATCGATTGCTGGCTCTGTTACAAGTGAAACTTCTTGAAGTGTGCTTGCTTTGATTCTTAACACGCCTTCTTCATTTTTCCATTCGTTAATTTTTACGCCAACACTAAATCCGTCACGTAGTCCAGTCGCAGCCTCTTCCAAAGCGTCATCCGCAGAAAAAGTTCGGGCAAGACGGAACGTGGCTTCTAATCCTGTATCTGTCGTAGTTATATCAATCAATTTTCCTAGTGGCTTTGTTCTTTCATGCTCAAGCAATAACTTGACTGGCTTTGAGAAATCAATGCTGTCCTTTTCAAATACTGTTAATCCTGCGCTGGTTGAACCTTGCTCATCCCAAGTAACGATTTTGCCTGAGATAGTCCGCTTGTTTGTATCAGCAGCTGTTATTTCTATTGGGAAATTAATCTTCATCGGATTAAGTCCTCCTCTTCTTGTATTTGCTCAATGCTCATCGCACCGATGCGGTTTAGGATCTCGTAAACTTGTGCACGCTCTAATGCTGATCCACGTAGGAAATCATCAATATCAAATCGGGTTTCAATTCCGTTAGGGCAGAAATCCGCTTGACTTAGACGTTGCTCAATAGCTGTAAGAATTGGACGAAGTGAAAAGTCAATAAGTGCTTTGCGTTCTGCAGTCATGTTTGAATAAGTCATTGATGTAGTTTCTGCAGATACGAAACTGGCCGGAATGCCTGAAGCCCTGGCAATTTCCAAAGCGAGGTACTGTCTGGCCTGATTTAATTGTAATTTGTCGGGGTCGAATCCAAGTGCTTGTAATTCAACATCAGCATTTAAAAATGCAGTGGATCTTGTTTGACGACTTTGTGTCCATGATGAAAGTAATTTTGAAATACGCTCTGGAGTTAAGTTTGTGCCATTTGATTTCAAAACCATTTGTGGCATTGGCTCTTTGGCATACATTTCTGCAGCTTGCTCAAGTGCGGCAGCTGCTTTAATTGTGCGACCTGCTCGATTTAAAATTCCCTCATCTAATCCGTTGAATACAATTAAAGATCCCAAACCAAACGGCGGTACGCGTTTTTGATCGACTGTGTAGTATTCAATCTCTGTGGAATCAGCATTTAATGATGCAAACACTCTGCTAGGTGCAATTCTTGTCCATGCACGAATACGAGAAGCATCTGTTGAAGAATAGGCATCCATAACCATTCCGTATGCAACGCCATAAAGTAAAAGATCTTCTGCAATCCATGCGTAAATTGCAGAACCAGCCACACGTGGATCTGGTTGCATGATTACACGATTTGGACGAATGTGCTCATTTGTAAAATGGTTATATTGCTCGATTGGTAACGATCCAACTGTTGAGCAAATTATATTTCTTGCGCGTGCTCCAGATGGAATCGCCATATATTGTTCACGTGTTGCAGTTGTACTGCCAAACAGAATACCGCCAACTAATTGTTGTGAATTGTAAGGTGCAAGTGCTGCTAACACATCTAGCGGATCAGTTGCTTGTTTTGTCGTAAAACGATCGAATAGTCCCATTGGCGTAAATTATACCTTATGTCCGAGTTATCCGATTTGTATATCAACCTCGGTTTCAACTTGTGTCGCAAAGTATGAAACAAGAGCTGTGGCAACAGCTGCACAAACTGCAACCCTTGATGCCCTTCTACCAATAATCCAGGCACCATCGCCAAAAGGTAATCTTGCAGCCGATAAAACCTGTTGAGTTAATTCTTCTTGATCGCCATGCTGTAAACGATGGCTGTTAATCGCTCCAAGCCATCTGTCGCAGGATTCGCTGTAAATTGCCCCATCCATGTCAGTTGTGGGAATTCCTGCTTGCTGTAATCGACTGGCAACTGCAGCAGCTGTTCTTTTGCTGTAAGCAATAGTTTCCACCTGGTATTTTCGATAATAGGGCGCAACATCATTGGCAATTGCTAAATCGTTTAATGAAAAGTCATTTGCCCAGGTATGAAGAAGTTGAACATAGAATCTTTCTCCTGGCAATCTTTGAGCAGCAACTAATGCTCCAAACTTACGATCTGGACTTAAATCTAATCCCATCCACATAGTTTTCTCTGGATCTAGTGGAATTGGATTGATTGCACATGATTGCCATTTTTGTGCATCTACGACTGAATTAATCGTATCTACCCATTGACAAAACACTTCTGTGCGAACAATGTCCGGCGGATCATTAATTACAGATCGCAAATTATCCTGGTGAATTGTAATTCCCAATGATGGATTGGCTTGAGCGAACGCTTCCCAGTTCGGCTCACCCGACGGAAGGGTAATAGGAGCGTTGGGTTCTGCGCTCCATTCAAACCAACCAATATCATCATTTGCACCTCCAGCAGCTGCTAAGGCTCTAGTGCGTAAGGAATTCAAAACTATGCTGTGCTGGTCACCTGCGTTGCTATAAATCCATGTCTGAGGATTCTTTGCACTGATCATGGTGTATCTCATGGATGACCAGGCATCTTGATCTTTATATTCTCGCAACTCATCCATGTGGATTGTTTCAGGTTTAGAAATACCACGTGAAGCGTTATTGCTTGCCTTAATTACAATTCGGCGATTGCCTTTAAGTTCTAATTCTTCTGCACCATGTTGCCATCGTATCTTTTTGACCTCGGATGCAAGTTTGTCATTCTCTTCGATTAAAGCAATTATCTGTCTAAAGGTTTCCAGGGATGTAGTAAGTCGATGAGCCGATGCAAGCTGTAAGCCCTCGCCCCACACGTAAGCACCCGTCAGCATCCTAAGCATCATAAACGTGGACTTGCCATTCTGCCTGGCTATAACTAAACCATTTTCAGAATGATGCCATCTACCATCTGGCTTGATCTTGTGCCCATGAATTGCAACAAACTTCTGCCATTCCATAAGTGGAATACCGACTTCAGCTGCAAAGTCGATCATCTCTTGCCCTTTAGACGGCAAATCATTGAGTTTGGAGTGAATACGTGGAGTTGGCACACCTCCTATTCTCGATTGAGCCTGATCTAAAGCGATCTGGTCTGATTCAGGCATTTTCAATCTGATTCAAAAGGATCGTGCCCGATTGAGGTGTTTTGTCGGTTAGAAAGAT